CTAGAGCTTAGCGCGCGCTTTCTCCAAACGAGCCTGCAGCTTTTCGCGCTCCGCTTCATAGCTCGCGCGTTCCTCGTCCCGCCGCCCCCTCAGGGCCTGCAACTCGTCGTCCAGCCGACGCGCGGTCGCGTCGTGCGTGGCGTCCAGATCGTCCAAGGCGCGTTGGGCCTCGTCCACCCGCCTCCGATCGGCGGCGCTGGGCTGTCTCGCCTTTTTCGTCCCTCCCTTCTTGGGAGCGGCCGCTGGCAGCTTCACGTCGAGCTTGCGCTCAATGACCGTACCGGGCGAAGCCCTAGCGGAGGTAGCGTCGGGGCTGTCATCGACTTCCTTGGCCAGTCCTGTGGCGAAGAGATCTTGGCTGCTGCCCCAGGCGGCCAGAGCCTTCGGACGCGAGCTGGCCGCCACCGTGAAGACGTGGAAGCCGTCCGACCATTCGAACAGCTTGAGCCGTGGCGCCATCCGCTCTCTCCTCTTTCCTCCAGAGAGAAGGCGAGAGGCGAGGGGGCGTTCCCCCTAACAAAACCCTCGCCTGGTGGGGTGACTAGAGGCACGCACAAACTGGAAAAGTCACCCCTATGCTTGCAATTGTGTCTAGCATGCATAGCCTGTGTAGATCAGCACGCATGCGAGTGATTCCATGACCGACGAAACTCCCCAGAGCAAAGGTGGAAAAGCCAGGGCGGCGTCAATGCCGCCCGAAGTCCGGAGCGAGATCGCTAGGCAGGCGGCTAAGGCGCGATGGGACGAGAACGCCCCCAAAGCAATCTCAGGGGCTACCGACAAGCCCATTCGGATCGCAGATATAGAAGTGCCTTGCTACGTGCTCGATGACAAACGTCGAGTAATCACTATGAACGGAATGCTCGATACCTTCCAAATGGCGCGGGGCGGCGCAATGGTGAAGGGCATGAATCGTTTGGAGCTTTTTGTCTCTCGAGACCGAATTAAGCCTTATATTTCCAGTGAGTTGCACGAGCGAATCCGCGTTCCGATCCGGTTTCGCATAGACAGAACAGTCGCATACGGTTTTGAATCAGATACTCTAATTGACATTGCAGAGGCTGTCGTCAAGGCGGACAATGCTGGAGTTCTACAGAAACAACAGGCTGCGATTGCTCATCAGTGCCGAGTTATTCTCTCAAGCTTGACGCGCGTCGGCCTGATCGCGCTGATCGACGAAGCGACTGGCTACCAGAAGAAGCGCGACAGTGACGAGCTTCAGCAGATTCTCACCGCCTACCTTCTGCCGGAACATCGCCCTTGGATGCAGACGATCCCGCCGGAGTTCACGAGCGAGATTTATCGCGTGTATGGCTGGAAGAGATCGCCCGACAATCGCGGTCCAAGGTATGCTGGAAAGTTGATCAGGCAACTGATCTATGAGCGCATGCCCAAGCCAGTGCTTCCGGCGCTGGACGAGATTAATCCGTCGAATGCGAAATATCAGCGAAAGCACCGCCACCACCAATTCCTGACGGACCAGCAGGGGCTTGATCACTTCAGGACTCTCACGATCACCATGATGACGCTACTCCGCATCTCTAAGAACAAGGGGGAGTTCAAGCGGCACGTGGAAGCCTATTTCGGATCGCAGCTATCGTTCGATTTCGATAACCCCGCCTAACCACCAGGGGAGGCTTCGGCCTCCCCCATGCTCACAGCGCTTGATTGAACTCTAGTTGGGACACTCGATCCTCAAGCTCCTCCAGCCTCATTTCGAGTTCCTCCGCGCGAGCTGCCGCGCTGGCGGCGCGCTCTTCCGCCGCCGACGCCTGATCGCGCGCTTCTTCGTCGGTGCAGGCCGATAGTAGCAGCATCACCGCCATCAAAACCAACGCTCGCTTCATCTCCCTCCCCGAGATTATCCCTCACCTCGCCGTCAGCAGCAGGTGGCGCTCTTCGCTGTTGCGGAAGTCAGCTCTATTTTTCGTCGCCATCCGCTGGCTTTGGCGCCTCGTCGAGGAATTCGACAAGCAGATCAACTGCCTCTTTGGGGTAGTCGTAATCAGAGTCCCATTCCTTTCGTGAGCGCCATGATCGGCATGTTGAGCCTACGTCTATGCCCGCCTCACAACCGCGCCAGTACGTCGAATAGAATTTTGAGAGCCCCTGGTAGGTCGCCAGGGATCGGCGGCCATCCTCTGCGACTTCGTAGCCAACACCGGCCAAGATCGACTGAAGCGTGAGGAGGTCACCTCGCGGTATTTTGTCGACTTCATCGACCACGCGAGTCCAAATCTCCCCGTCCTGCGTCTTGGGGTCGGTCATGGGCACATCACATGCCGTGAACACCTGGCGGATAGCCGCGCCAGAGCCGCTCAACGGCACTGTGTAGCGGTGGGGAGTTCCGGCGAAGTCGTCATGCTCGAACACCATAGATGAGCCAGCAGCCATGCGCCTTCCAACCTCCCCCGGATCCCAAGCAAAGAGGGCGTCTCGCGAGCTCGCAGCATCCCATACGTTTGAGAGCACCTCACCGCGATCAATGCGGTATCTAACAGTCGCGTCACTCTCGCCGATGTAGCCAACAGCAAAGATCGCATCCAGGGCACCGCCATTGCAGCGAACCGCCACTGATATCTGACGAGAATGGTAGACCGCCCGGACACGACGTTCGTCCGTGAACGCATCCCTATCGGTTTCTACGCGCCAAGCCTGAGCGCTCGCGGTCGTTGCAAAGAGCGCGGCAATGGCGGACGCGAATAGAGGCCACTTCAACATTGCCCCTCCCCCAAGGCTCAGCCGACATTCGGCAGTGAATGTTTATGCCCGCCGTGTGATCCAACGGATGCGCCCCACGATCCGTACCTGCTCTTCCGGCACTTGGTACTCGCCGTGCAGTGGATTGTCGGACTTGATGCGGACCTGCCGGGGCTCGCTGCCCGGGATGCGCTCGACCCGCTTACAGACGAGGGCGTCGCCATCCCAAACGGCGAAGATGCCGGGCAGGCCGATCCGTGTATCGTTCATGTCGATCAGCACGAAGTCGCCGCTCGAAAGCGTCGGCTCCATGCTGTCGCCGATCACCTCTTGAACGGTGGCGCTGCCTGGCGACATGCCGAGCTGATCCACGACCAAGAAGCGAGGGTAAGGCCACTCTCTCTTGGTCGTCTCGGCTCCAACATAGAAGCCGTCCCCCGCTGACAAGCGCACATCGTATTCTGGAAGCATCACGACGTTAGATAAGTCGGCGTGTGCGTCAGTTTCGGGCGGAAGGTCGGCCTCCGGCGCTTCGTTGAACCTTCCCGTCAGCACCTCATGGGGCGTTGCATTTAACCCTTTTGCGAGCTTCGCGAGATTGTCTCCACGGACGCTTTTCTTCTTCTCGTTCAGGATATCGTTGATGAAATTCCTCTCGAGATCGCCGTCACGGGCGGCTTCGAAGGGGTTCTTGCCGATCTGCTGAAGACGTCTTGAGACGATAGTTTTTAGCGAAGCCATGTCGGATTTGTCCGATGGCGGCGCGGGAAACTCCAGAAGGATGTTTCCGATTGACGAAGTAGGAAACATCCGACTATCGTTTGGCGCATGGAAAGCACCCTGCGTCGTCATCTCGAAACCTGCGCCGCCGCGTTCGCAAGAGCCACGAACCGCGAGGGCTCGACAGTAGCCCGGTTGGCTACGGGCGACTGGCGGTTTTTCGATCGTCTGAACGAAGGCGCGTCTTTCACCGCGCGGAAGTACGACGCGATCATGGCGTGGTTCTCTGCGCATTGGCCCGCAGATGCCGCTTGGCCTGCCGAAGTGCCGCGGCCTTTCGTATCGGCAAACGACGACGCTCCCGCCAGCGAGGCAGCATGACATGCTGTCATCGGCCGCCCTCCAGTTTCGACGCCACGAAGTCCTGATCAACGCGGGCACGGTCTACGGTCTGATCATCGGGGCCAACGAACTGGCCGTCCAAGGTCGCGAGGCGGATGCCCTGGCGGCGCTGGCGACGATCACGGGCGCGCTGCCGTTCGAGATCGAGGCGATCAAGGAAATCCTCGCCGCCGAGCGTGAGGCCGCAAAGGCTCGTGACCTGACGCAGCGGACGCTCGCTCCCTTCTTCGGTCGCGTACCCGCTGAAAAGCCGAATGCCGCGAACGACGAAACCCAACCGCCTTCTCCCGAACAGCCAACCCCGACCGTCGCCTGAGGGCGGCTTCGGTTCACCCAAAATCGAGCCCGGAACAAATGGGATACAGGACCTACAAGCCAGCCATCAGCCACAGGGAGCATGCGCGCCTGGCTGAACTGCTGATCGACGCGAACGGCGGGACACTGGAAGCCTCGCGCGCCTGTCGCGTCAGCCCCGGCGTGCTGTCGACCTACCAGAACCCAAACCGGCCGGAGTGCATGATGCCGGCCGACGTCATCGCCGATCTGGAGAAGGCCTGCGGGGAGGGGATCTACAGCGTCGCCATTGCCGAGCTGCAGAAGCCCCAACCCATCACCGGCTGCTTGAAGGAACTGGCTTTCGATCTCGCCCAGGAGAGCATGGACGTCGTCGCCGTCGTCCGCGAGGCGCTGGCGGACGGGCGCCTGTCCAACAATGACCTCGACGCCATCGCTGCCGCTGAGCGCGATGCTGAGCAAGCCCTAGAGCGGGTCCGAGGCGTTCGCCGGGCCATCGAAGCCGCGAGCCCGACCCCGCAGAGGGCCGCGTGATGCCCTTCTTGCTGATCATCGGACACGCGCTGTTCCTGCGTCTGGCGCGCAAGCCGTCGCTGTTCAACGCCAAGCCCTTCGCCCTCTGGCGATGACCGAACGGGACTGACCGCCCCGTTGAGCGGTCTTGATGGAGGGCCAGATGGCCAAGAAGCTCGAAGCTGACAATGACCAGTACCCCGACGTCCAAGGGACGATCGGCGCCATTCCGAATGAGCCGGACAACGGCATGGCGTCCCACGACGACATCCGCATGGCCGCGAACGAGATGGTCCAGCTCAATGAGGAGCGGAAGAAGCTCAACGCCAAGATCAGCGCTTTCCGCAAAGGCCTGAAGGCCAAGGGCGTCAAGCTCGGCGTTCTCGATGAACAGGTCCGCCTGCTCGAATGGACCCCGGAAGAGGTCAAGCAGTTCTACGCCGAGCGCGACTGGTACGCCGAGGCCATGCGCCAGCCCATCGGTTCGCAACTGGAGCTGTACGGCACCGACGCCACGCCCGATCCGGTCCGCGAGCAGCTGAAATGGCGCAACGTCGGCTTCCGCGATGGTCTGGCCGGCAAGGGCTGGGCCAACGAAGCGCCCAAGGAGTGCCCGCACGACTGCATTCAATCGTATGGTGAGGGTCATGAGGAAGGGCAGGCCACGGTGCGCCGCGCCTTTGCCGCCCGCTTGGCTCAGGCGCCGGTCGTTGAAGATGACGGCCAGGTCGACATCGAGGACGTGGCCAACGACGACGGCGACGATACTGAGCATCAGCAGGGCGCCGCCTGATGCTGCTCGCGCTCGACCTCGCCACTCAGACAGGCATCTGTTTCGGGGCCGCCGACACCGGTGAGGTTCCGACGCTGGATCACTTCCGTTTGCCCTCGACGGGTGACGATGTCGGGCGCTTTCTGGCTGACTTCGAAGACCGCATGCTGGCCTTGCTGGACAAGGTGGCACCCAGCCTTGTGGTCTTCGAGGCTCCGGTCCTGCCCCGAGCTAAGTTCAACCCCAAGACCAAGAAGATCGAGGGTGGCGTCAGCATCCTCACGACCCGAAAGCTTCAGGGTCTTGCCGGAGAGTTGGAACGTATCGCCTATCGCCGAGGGGTCGAGTGCGCCGAACTCCAGCCATCTCAGGTCAAGCAGGCCCTGACCGGCAAGGGCAACGCCAAGAAACCGGCCATGGTCGCTGCCTGCCGCGCCTTTGGCCTGGATCCCCACACCTACACCTACCAGGGCGAGGACGCCTCGGATGAAGCCGACGCCTTCGGTGTCTGGCTCTGCGCACTTCGGATGCGCCACCCGACCCTCGCCGGACACTGGGACCCCATCAACTTCCAGCGGAGAGCCGCAGTATGACCCACCACGGCAACAACAAGGAATGGCCTGCAGATCAGGTCGACGCCCTCAAGGCTCTCTGGGCCGAGCGAAAGAGCGCTAGTGAGATTGCGAAGGCGCTGGGCAACAAGTCGCGCGCGGCGGTATTGGGCAAGGCTCACCGCCTCGGCCTGAGCGAACGGACGGCTCCGGCGAACTTCCAGACGCATACCAGCACGGCCCAGGCCGCGCGCCAGCCGAAGGCCCCGCCTGTCAAACGCAACCGGGCGACCGGCGGGATCAAGATCGACAAGCCTGCGCCGGCGTCCAGCTTCGGCCGATTTGCGCCTTCCAGCCCGGAGGAGGCGGCCAAGAAGCGCGCGCACTTCGCCAAGCACGGCGCCGGGATCATCGACGGCTTTGCTGAAGCTGCGAATGACACTTCGATCCTGCTGATCGAGCGCCGCCGGTTCCAGTGCTCTTGGCCAGTCGGGGAAGTCTCTGGTGCTGGGCAGATGTGCTGCGGTCAGCCGGTCGACCCTGCCGCTACTGGCGCGACCGAGACCTATTGCCCGACCCACCACAAGCGAGCGGTCGGCAGGGTGCTCGCCGCATCTAAGGCCTTCGGTTTCGGCGAGCGCCGCCCAGCCCGTCGCGCCAACTCGACCCCTTGGGATCAGGGGAGGGCCGCGTGAGCCAGCGTGAAAAGTACCTCGTCGAACGGATCGACCGCAGCCGGGAGAACGCGACCAACCAACAGGCTCGCTCGTCTCGCGCGATGTTCCTGCGCATGACCGCGCGCCGGACAGTGCGCTCTCTGATGCAGGACGTGGCCGATCCGAAGGAACAGGCCGCGCTTCTGAGCGACCTGATCGATATCGCCGCCGAGTTCCGCTGGCCCCTGATCGGCCGCGTCGAGACCGCCACGGCGCTGAACTCGGTCGCAGCCGACGTGTGCGCCATCTACCGCCTGCCCAAGGCCGTGAAGAACGACGCCGCTGAACACGCCTGGAGCAGGCTGACGGCGGCCAATGACGGGGGCGGCGATGATTGAGCCGCTGCCTGCTGGACCCTTCGCGTGCATCCTCGCCGATCCCCCGTGGTCGTTCATGACCTATGGGAAGAAGGCAACCACGCCGCACCGCTCGGCAAACGATCACTATGTCCTGATGTCGGCCGCGCAGTTGCAGGCCATGCCTGTCGCAGACGTGGCGGCGAAAGACTGCGCCCTGTTCATGTGGGTGGTCGATAGCCACCTCGACGAAGCCATCGACCTTGGGCGCGCTTGGGGCTTCGAGTTCAAGACCATCGCATTCATCTGGTGCAAGACGACCAAGCGAGCGAAGCAGTTCGGCTTCTTTCCGCCCGAGACCGTCCACCGCATCGGCATGGGCTACTGGACGAGGAAGCAGGCCGAGATCTGCATCATGTTTACGCGCGGAAAGCCTCGTCGCCTCGGCAAGGGCGTTCGTCAGATCATCGAGGCGCCCCGCCGCGAACACAGTCGAAAGCCGGATGAGACTCACGCGCGCATCGAGGCGCTGGTTTCTGGTCCCTATCTCGAACTCTTCGCACGCCAGCCGCGCGCCGGGTGGTCCGTCTGGGGCAACCAGACCGACAAGTTCGCGGAGGCCGCATGATGGACGACCCGCGCGACGCAGAAGATGCGGCCCACGCCCTCCCGCTGAACCTGGAGGCTGAACAGGCCCTGCTGGGCCAGCTGATGTTCGACAACGACGTCCACCGGCAGGTGCATGACGTCGTGACCGCCGAGGACTTCAGCGAGCCGTTCCATCAGCGGCTCTACGCTGCCATCGAGGGTTTGGTGACGGCGGGGAAGCTGGCCGAGCCGACGACGCTGCAGGCTGCCTTTACTGCTGATCCGGCCTTCGAGGAGTTCGGCGGCTTCGGCTACCTGTTCGATCTGGTCGACCGGGCCCCGCCGTCCAACCGCTCGCGGGACTACGCCGCCCTGGTAGCTGACACCGCCGTCCGCCGCCGCCTGATCAAGATGGCGGCCGACGCCATGCATCAGGCCCGCAACCCGGAACTGTCCGGCTATCAGGCCGTGGCTCTGGCGCGCTCTGAGCTTGAAGCGGCCGAGCGCGGCGCTGCGCCAGAAGACGCCCTGTTTGTGAACGCCCATGACGCCGCCCTGGCGCGTATGGATCGGCTGGAGCTGGAGGTCGCTACTGGCAAGCCGAAGGGCGTGCAGACCGGCCTGTCGTCGATCGACAAGCGCCTCGGCGGTCTGATGCCGGGTTCGGTTATCGTCATGGCTGGGCGGCCGGGCATGGGCAAGACGGCCCTTCTCGGCAACGTCCTTTACGGCGCCGCCCTGCGGAACCCGACCAAACTGTTCGCCGGCTTCTCGCTGGAGATGGACACCGACCAGCTGAATGACCGGGCCCTGTCACGTCTGACCGCCACGCATGAGCAGCCGGTCAGCTTCTCCGACATCGCCAAGGTGGCGCCGCTGACCTCCTTCGACCTGCAGACCCTCCATGCCGTGAAGGGCGAGATCCCGAAGAACCTCTGGCTGCGGGATAGGGCAGGAGTCTCCGTGGAAGACGTCTCCCGCGCCGTCTGGGCCATGAAGCGCCGCGGCGACTTGGCCGCCATCGGGATCGACTACCTCCAGCTGATGCGCCGGCCGGCCCTGGCGGGGCGCAACGAGGCCTCCGCCATCGCCGAGATGACGGGGGCGCTGAAGACGCTCGCCCGCGAAGCCAAGATCGCGATCATCCTGCTGTCCCAGCTGAACCGCTCGGTCGAGCAGCGCGACGACAAGCGCCCGATGCTGTCGGACCTGCGGGAGTCGGGCTCCATCGAACAGGATGCCGACGCCGTCCTCTTCCCCTTCCGCGAGGTCTACTACCTCCAGAAGGCCGAACCGAAGGCTGGGACCGAGGAACACATGCTCTGGGAGGCTGAGGTCGCCCTGAAGCGCACGGTGATGGACGTCATCATCGCCAAGAATCGCCACGGCTCCGAGGGCTCCGAGCCCGAACAGTACCGGGCTGAGATCGACCTCATCACTGACAGGAGCGCGGCATGAGTACCGTCGCCTTCATCAAGAACATGATGGACTTGGGGTTCTCGGCCGAGGACGCCATTCGCGCGGCCGAAGCCTACGAGGCCACGGCGGCCACTGCTCCGCGCGCACGGTCGAAGGGCGCTGATCGGCAGGCTCGGTACGAGGAGCGTAAGCGTCAGAAAGCGTCAGAAAACGTCAGACCTGACGCTTCTGACGTCACTGACGATGCTGACGCCTCCCTCCCTCTCCCTCCTTCCCCCCCGACCCCCCAACCACCCACACCCTCCCGCGAAATTAAACCCCCTATAGTCCCCCAAACCGATCAGCCTGCCGACCCATCTCGCCGGAAACCGAAACGGGCCATCCCCGATGGCTTCCCGTCTGCGGAACTGATCGCTGAACAGCAGGCCAAGGCCCGGGAAGCCGGAGCGAACTTCGACGTCCAGCGCTTCGCCGCAAGGTTCCGCGATCAGTGCATCGCCAAGGATCATCGCTACGCCGAGTGGCCTGCGGCGTGGCGGAACTGGTGCCGGACCGAGATCGAGCGAGCCCCCAAGACTGCCCTGGCCGCCTCGCAGAGCCGATCCGCACCGTCCGAGACCGACCGCTGGCGCCGCTGGCTGCGGGAATACCGCCTGAACGGCCACTGGCCGTCCGACGACGCCGGGCCAAGGCCGGGCCATCCCGCCTGCCGCGTCCCTCCCGCCCTGCTGGCCGAGTTCGGGCACGCACCGGCGCCCGCCGCAAACGACCACAAGCCCGACCTGTTCGCCCAAGGAGACGCAGCGTGACCGACCTCCACGAAATCCAGCGACTCGTAGTCGCGCGGATCGGCCGGCACCCGGTTGGCTCGGCGTCCCGGTTCGCCCTCATGGACGCGGCCGACGCCATCAGCAGGGCCATCGCAGCAGAGGCCCGAGAGGGCGGCGCCCAAACTGCCCATTTCGACCCTGCGCACCACTCTGAAACCCAGCAATCTCGGGCTCCAGACGTTCTCGCCGAACTCGGAGGACACCGCCCATGAGCAAGGCCGACCGCGCCAAGAAGCGCCAGCAACGGAAGCGCTACGCCAAGCCCTCTATGCCGAGGGCGATTGGGGCGAACGACAACATCGAGGCCGCGAACGACAACACGGCGCCGGTATCGATCCGCGGCGTCCGACTGACCGATAGCCAGGCGCTGCGGTTCATGGCGGCCGAGGCCAAGGTCGCGTCGGCGGACCTGGACCAGCAGCGGGACGGTCAGCGCATGTTCCGCGCACTGGACGCCGAGATCGACGCCCGCATACTCGAGCGGGACGCCAAGGCGAACCTGGAGGAGCTGCGGAGCCTGGAAGCCCTGCGCGGTTTCGACATCGGCGTGTCTGATCATGAGAAGGCCAGGGGTGCGCCGCGCGCTTCGCGGGACGGGCTGGAGACGCTGCTGACGGCCGGGTCGATCACCCGCACCCAGCACGCGGCCGGGCTCCGCTATCGGGCGGACTACGAACTGCTGGACCCGGAGAAGGGGCTGACCCCACCGACACTGGACCCAGCCCTGCGCAACATCGTCCGCGGCGGCGAAGGATTCGCCCAGAAGCGCCGGGAGCGGGAGGAGTTCGTGCGCGATCTAGAGGCGATGATCCAGGAGGAGGATCGGACTTTCCGCGGCGCGCTGGGCAAGAGCGATGTCGAGCGGCTGGGCCGGGCTGTCTGGGCGCTACGGGAGGTGGCGGGGAAGGGCGGGAGCCTGCTTTCGCTCACTTCCAGTGGATCAATGCGAACGGCGATCTCCGAGGCGTTGATTGTTGCGCTGGACTGTGCAGCTATTGCCTATGGATTGGAGTGATCAGCAATGATTCAACGTCTGGCAGTGCTGGCCTTTCTCGCAGCCCCAGTGCTGGTGGTATCGACGCCGGCCGAGGCTAACTTTAAGACGGGAAATGAGCTCTTCCGAGAGTGCACGGCATCACGCTCAGACGCCACTTATTATCAATCCTACGCGTCCTGTACGGGCTTTATCATCGGTGTAGTCGATGGCGCCGAAATGAGTGGATTCATAATTAGCGCTCTCGGAGAAATGGACGATGATCCGATACGCATGGTGTGTGTGCCCGACGGCGTCGAGGCGGGGCAAGTTCGCGAGATCGTAGTTCAACATCTGCGCGCAAATCCCGCTGACCGCCACAAGCCCGCGTCAGGCCAAATCATCTCTGCTGTAAGAGCAGCCTATCCTTGCCCAGCATTGTGATCTTGACACCGGACAGGTAATCCCTGACATCAGGCAAATCGGGCGTTTCGCCCAAAGCAAGGCTCCTCCCTTTCGGGCGGGGCCTTTTCTTTTGCCCCCCGACCACGTTCTGAGCTGCGGCGTACGGCTGGATCGGCGGACACCCCACGACATTCGGAGATCACCCATGGTCCCCATGAAGGCCCTCGTAGGCTTCTCGCTGTCTGACGGCTCGGCCGCCGCCGGCGCCACCTTCAACGCTAAGGATGCCAAGGCTGCTGATCGCCTAGAGGCGGCTGGCGTTGCGGAACGAGTGAAGGCTGAAGCCCAGCCCGCGCCGAAGGCCGAAGCGAAGAAGGCCGGTGCGACCCCTACCGCCGCCTGATCTGCTGGAGGTCAGCGTCGCCAACATCGACCGCTTCATCGCATCTCCCGATCTAACGGAGTGGTTTAGCAAGACGTTCATCGACGATGGCGGGGACCTCACGAACGAGGACCATGCCCATCTTCGACAAGCCAGCATCGGCGCGCTGTGGACGACAGCTGCCAACTCACGCCAAGGCCGCGCCGTCGTCGGCCAGGCTGAGATGGGCTCGCCTCGCGCTATGGGCCGCTGGGCCAAGGCTCGCGCCGAGCAACAGGTCAGGGAGTGGTTCGGCCATATCCCCGACTTCATACTGACCTTCAGCGCCCCCTATGCGGCGCAAGCCACAGACGCTGAGTTCTGCGCCCTCGTAGAGCATGAACTTTACCACTGCGGACAAGAGCGCGACGAGTGGGGCGCCCCGAAGTTCCGAAAGAGCGGATTGCCCGCTTTCACCATGCGCGGCCATGACGTCGAAGAGTTCGTCGGAGTGGTTCGCAGATATGGCGCAGATGCCTCCGGGGTCAGGGACCTTGTAGAGGCTGCGTCCCATGAGCCGCTGATAGGCAGGGCGTCGATCGCACAGGCTTGCGGGACGTGTTTGCTGAGGGCGGCGTGACCTAGACGGAGCCTTGACATCGACATGGCCAAGGAACGCCTAGCCCCCGAGGTTCAGACCTACATCGTTCAGGCGCTCGCCTGCTTCGACAGCCCCAAGACGGTGGCCGATGCGGTCAAGGCTGAGTTCGGCGTCGTCATCACCCGCCAGTTGGTCGAGACCTACGATCCCGGCAAGAAGGCGAGCAACGGCCTGGCGGCGAAGTGGGTCACCCTTTTTGAGGAGAGCCGCAAGACCTTCCTGGAGGACACCAGCAAGATCGGCATTTCGCATCGGGCTGTCCGTCTCCGGGCGCTCCAGCGTATGGCTGAGAAGGCCGAGACCATGGGTAACATCGCCCTGGCTGCGCAGTTGTTTGAACAGGCCGCGAAGGAAGCGGGCGACAGCTACACCAACCGGCGCGAGCTAACCGGCAAGAACGGCGCGCCCCTGCCTGCGGCTGCGCCCGCCGTCGTGATGTACCATCTGCCTGACAATGGACGCGGCTGAAGCCACGGTCATCCGGCCGCAGCCGGGACCGCAAGAAACCTTCCTCGGCAGTTCGGCCGACATCGCTATTTACGGCGGCGCGGCAGGCGGGGGAAAAACCTGGGCGCTCCTGATGGAGCCGCTGAGGCACATCGGCAACGAGAACTTCGGCGCGGTCTTCTTCCGACGCACGACGGTCCAGGTCCGCAACGAGGGCGGGCTCTGGGATGAGAGCGAGAAGCTCTATCCGGTCATCGGGGCGACGCCCAAAGAGCACGTCCTGAGTTGGCAGTTTCCCTCCGGGGCGACGGTCAGCTTTGCTCACCTGGAGCACGACAAGACGGTCCTGAACTGGCAGGGCTCGCAGATTCCGCTGATCTGCTTCGACGAGCTGACGCACTTCAGCCAGAAGCAGTTCTGGTACATGGTCAGCCGGAACCGCTCGATGTGCGGGGTCCGGCCCTACATCCGGGCGACCTGCAACCCCGACGCGGATAGTTGGGTCGCTGAGTTCATCTCGTGGTGGATCGACCAGGAAACGGGGCTTCCTATCGCAGAGCGCGCCGGGAAGGTGCGTTGGTTTGTCCGCATCAACGACGCGCTGATCTGGGCCGACGACCCTGCCGAGCTTGAAGAGAAGCATCCGGGCATCCCGCCCAAGTCGGCCACGTTCATTCCGGCCAAGCTGACGGACAACGCGGCCCTGATGGCGGCGGACCCCGGCTACATGGCCAACCTGCTGGCCCTGCCCAAGGTCGAACGGGAACGCCTCCTCGGCGGCAACTGGAAGATCAGGGCCGCAGCTGGGCTGCTGTTCAAGCGGTCGTGGGTTCGGGTTGTGGACGCGGCGCCTACTGATCTTCGGATCGTTCGAGGCTGGGACTTGGCCAGCACCCCCAAGGTTGACGGCAACGACCCTGACTGGACCGCAGGCACGAAGATTGGACAGTCCCGTTCGACCGGCCGCTACATCGTCCTGCACCACGTCAGGGATCGGGACACGCCACACAAGATCGAAGCGCTCATTTCGAACACCGCCTCGCAGGATGGGCGAGAGGTCGAAATAAGCCTCCCGCAAGATCCCGGGCAAGCGGGCAAGGCCCAGGTCGCCACCCTGATCAAGATGTTGAGCGGCTACACGGCCCGCGCCACGCCAGAGACCGGCGACAAGGAAACCCGCTTCGGTCCCTTCTCGGCTCAATGCGAAGCCGGAAACGTCGATGTCCTGCGCGGCCCCTGGAACGAGGAATGGTTCATGGAACTGGAAGCCTTCCCGGACGCCACGCACGACGATGACGCGGACAGCACGGCCCGCGCCTTCAATACGCTGTCGCTGGCGCCGCCTCCGGCCCGCAAGGTGAAGGTCAGCTTCTGATGGCGGTGAACGAGCGCGATCCGGCGTGGGCGGTCCATGCAGGCGCCCGGAAGAAGGTCCACGAACTGCTGAGCGGCCGTGAGGATGCGCTGGGCTATATCCGAGCGTTGCCGGGGCACGACGAGGCCACGGCGCAGCGGTTCCGCGAAGGGGCCTACTATTTGCCGGTGACGGCGCGGACGGCTGAGGCTTTCAGCGGGCTCGTCTTCGGCAAGACCCCGACGCGCTCGAACCTGACTGCGTTGGACACCTACCTCGGCGACGTGACCGGCTCCGGCCAGGACATCGACCGCTTCGCCGAGCAGAGCTTCGACGGCATCCTGTCGACTGGCGCCGTCATGGTTCTGGTGGATTATCCCGACGCTCCGGCTGGGGCGACCAAGGCGGACGCCGAGGCCGAGGGTGTCAGGCCGACACTGAAGCTCTACGACGCGACGACGATCCTTGCCGCCCGTGTCCAGAAGGTCGGAGCGGCGCTGAAGCTCTCGCACATCCGCGTTGTCGAGCAGGTCGGGGAAAAAGACGCGGCCGACGAGTTTAAGCTGACGCAGGTGGCGCAAGTCCGTGTGCTGGATCTCGATGAAGCAGGCTTTTATCGCCAGCGCGTGTTTCGCCAGTTTAACGGCCAATGGGTCCAGTTCGGAGAGACGGTTGAGCCCAAGCGGCAAAACGACCGGCTGAAAGTCATCCCGGCTTTCTTCAGCAACCCGCGAGACGGCGAGCCTAACCCGGCCCGGCCGCCGCTGGACGACATTGCCGACATAAGCGTCGCGCATCTGAACAACTCGGCGGCGCTGGAATGGGCGCTGCTTTGGACGGCCAACCCGACGCCGGTCTTCAAGGGGCTGAATATCGGTGAGGGTGAGACGATCAAGCTCGGTTCGTCCGAAGGCCTGATCGTCACCGAGGGTGGCGACGCCAAGTTCATGGAGTTCACCGGCTCGGGCCTGTCTGAGCTGCGCATGGCTCTTGAGGCGAAGCGGAAGGATGCGGCCCTCATGGGCGCCCGGATGCTGCTTGAGACCGGCCGGGCGGCTATTGCAGCCGAGACGGCGCGGATCGAGCGGGCAGGGGAGACGTCGGTTGTATCCGGCATCGCCAATGCCCTGTCGGATTGCCTGACGAAGGCTCTGACCTTCATGGCCGATTGGGCTGGGGTGTCGTCTGAGGGCATCCAGTACTGGCTCAACACCGACCTGAACCCGGCCGGCCTCTCCGCACAGGAGCTGACCGCGCTCCTCGCGGCCTGGCAGTCGGGCGCGATCACGCTGGAAGACCTGTTCGAGAACCTGCAGCGCGCCGAGATCGTGGACCCCGCCAAGAGCTTCGAGGATCACCGGGAAGCGCTGGACGAAGAGGGCGGCGGCCTCGGGAAAGTGGAGGGCGGCGATGAAGATTGACGCTATCCACCTCGAACAACGCCATGCCCTGCTGGATACCGGCGTGATCGTCCCCATCACCAACCTTCTCGACGCTGAGGGTAACGAGACGGATAGTGCCGATGACGCGATCAGCTTTGTAGCTGGCCGCGACAACCTATGGGTCGCGGGCATTGTCGCCGATTATGAGGCGGCACAGGTCAACTGATGGCTTCCGCAGCCGAGCGCCTGATCGACGAGGCGGTCAAGCACCGCATAGCCCTCTCGCGGTATTCGACGGCGACCGTCCACAAGGTCCTGGCGCTGTTGAACCGAACAGACGCAGGGCTGGTTGAGCGCATCCTGCGCGCCGACAATGAGGGCCGCGATCCGGTCCAACTGGAGCGGCTGCTGGAAGAGGTGAGGGCTCTCCAGGCGGACGGCTGGACCGTGGTGCGCGCACGCCTCAACGAGGACGTGGCGGCTCTGGCGGACGCCGAGCGGCTGTTCACGGAGCGCATGGTTCACTTCGGCCAGCGATCGGTCGGCCTGGCCACGGTTACGAACGCACCGACGGCGGCCCAGGTCGTGGCGGCCGTGAACGCCCGGCCATTCCAAGGGCGCTACCTCAGGGGCTGGCTGGACGAAGCAGAAGCGGGCGCCGCCAAGCGTGTCAGGGAGACGCTGAGGCAGGGCTTTGTCGAAGGCCGGTCGGTCGCGGCGCTGGTCCGCCAAATCCGAGGGACGCGGGCTCTCCAATACAAGGACGGGGTGCTGGAGCTCAGCCGACGCGGAGCCGAGGCGATGGTTCGCACGGCCTTGACCCATACGGCCGCCGTCGCATCAAAGGAGACCTATGCAGCCCTCGGCGTCGACCAGGTCCGCTTCATCGCCACGCTGGACGCCCGAACGACTATCACCTGCGGCTCCCTGCACAACACGGTGCATCCGCCGGAGAGCTTCCCCTGGCCGCCTCGGCACGTGAACTGCCGATCGACAACGGCGCCCGTCGTTAAGGGCCTGCCGCCTATCGAGGCCCCGTCCTATGCGGACTGGCTGATGCGCCAGCCGGTCGAGGTGCAGAACGAGGTCTTGGGCGTCCGCAAGGCCCAGCTGTTCCGGTCGGGCAAGCTGACGCTGGACCGCTTCGTCGACAGCAAGGGCCGCGTCCTCACGCTGGAGGAACTGAAGAAGCGTGACGCCGCGGCGTTCCAGGGCCTATAGTTTCGGGGTGAGCACGCCCTTCAAGGTCATCGACGGGACGCCGGAGCCGGAAGGCCCGCTGAAGCGCATGAAGGCGTCGGTACCTGAGACGCCGCTTGTCCGCTGCCCTCGGTGCACAGGCCTCGCGATGATCGAGGTGAAGCTCGGCATGGTCTGGAAGAGCGGAAAGCCTACCGGCGGCCAGAAGCAGATCGTCTGTGCGACCTGTCTGGCGCGGGGCGAGCATGTCGTGGTCGCCTGACCAACTGGGCTAGTCAGTCGGATTGCTCCTGGGCTGGCCGCCAGCCTGAAGGAACTCCCGAATTAGGCCTCGGGCAGCCGCATCTACGGCTTCTGCGTCATCGTCTGTGCCGGTGAGGTCATGCACCTCCTGGTGCTCAACGAAAGCTTCGTAGCCGGTGACGACAGCGCTGTTGTCGTCAAAGATCCGGACGATCCACCGAGCGGTGCTTCGGTCATATTCGGTGCGTGCCCAATAGCGATCTGGGCCGCAGTTGAACTCGATGGCGTCTAGGTCAGTCACTGGTCTGGTCTCCCGGTTTCCCCCTTTCCGCAACACCCCGTTGCCGAAATCGCTCCGTGCAGAGCCGGAGCATCCACCAGGGCGTGAGCTGAGCAGCGCCCCCTCTGTCCGCTGAGCGGGAGGAACTACCCACCATGAACAACACCAAGAACCGCCATCTGGGCGGCGGCTCCGTGCTGCCTGTCATCGGCCGGATGACGTCGCGGGAACGCGCTATGGGCCGCTATCTGCGCGGGCCCGACGATCACCCGCCTGCTGGCCCCGGCGCCCGCGAAGAAGACGAGCCCAAACCGATCGATCCGGCGGCCCACGCGGCGCTGGCCTCGGCGCATGAGCGCTTGAAGAAGGATGCCAAGGCCGACCGCGACGCGCTGAAGGAGCTGAACGACCGGCTCGCCGCCATTGAGGCCGAGAAGGAACAGGCCGAGGCTGACAAGGCCAAGGCCAGCGGCGACGTCGAAGCCGTCCGCACCCAACTCGAAACCAAGCACGGCCGGGAACTGAAGGCCGTCACTGATCGCGCCGAGAAGGCCGAGCGCCAGGTCGAGAAGCTGGTCATCGACAACGGCCTGTCCGCCGCCTTGGACGAAGCCCGTGTGAAGCCTGAACTGAAGCGGGCCGCTGCCGCCCTGCTGCGTGAAGGCGTCGAGCTCAAGGACGATGACGGCGAGCCCGTTGCCTACAAGGGCGGCCTCCCGTTGGCTGAGGCGATCAAGCTCTGGGCCGAAGGCGACGAGGGCAAGCCCTTCGTGTTGGCCGGCAACAGCGGCGGCGGCGCCCCCGGCGGCGGCAAGGGCGCCCACTCCGGCCCCAACCCCTGGAAGCAAGGCCCGTCCTTCTCCCTCACCGAACAGGACCGCATCGCCCGGGACAAACCGGACCTGGCGAAGCGCCTGATGGCCGAAGCCGAGGCGGCTTAACCCTCGGCGCTCCCTGAAGCGCGCGCCTCTGACGGCCGCGTCTGATCCCACCGAAAGGAAACGACATGGCCGTCACTCGGCTTTCCGATCTCGTCTTCGGCGAGAACTTCAACACCTACACCGTGGAGCGATCGACGCGCCGCAACGCCTTCGTGGCCGCTAGCGTAATGGTCGTGGACCCGGCTATCGCCGCCTTCATGAGCGACCAGGGCTTCCTGGTGAACATGCCGCACTTCAAGCGTCTGGCGAACGACGAGCCGAACGCGTCTTCGGACAACCCGGCCGACGTCGCCGTGCCGAAGAAGATCGGCACCGGGAACGAGATCGCCCGGAAGCTGATGCGCAACCAAGGCTGGTCCTCGGCCGACCTGAACGCTGCGCTGATCGCCCGCGACCCCATGTTGGCAATCGGTGACCAGGTCTCCGACTATTGGCAAGGCGTGAACCAGACGACCTTGCTGAAGATCTGCCAGGGCATCCTGGCCGACAACATCGCCAATGATGGCGGCGACATGGTCAAGACCGTGGCGACTGACGCGACGGGCGATCCGGTCGCGGGGGAACTGTTCGGTACCGACGTCATGATCGACGCCGAGCAGACTATGGGCGACGCCAAGGGAGCGCTGCGCGCCATCGCGGTCCACTCCGTCATTCATAGCCGTATGCGCAAGTCGGGCGCGCTGCTCCCCGTATACGACCCGCAAACCGGCGATCTCGCCTACGAGACCTACGACAACAAGCGGGTCATCGTGGACGACGACATGCCGGTCGCTGCGGGCACCAATCGGAAGACCTACACGTCGATCCTGTTTGGCTTCGGCGCCTTCCGCTCGGGCCTGGGCACGCCGAAGACCCCGAACGCGGTCTCGCGCGAAGAAGCTGAGGGTAACGGTGAAGGCGTCGAAACGCTGTGGAACCGCCGCCACGAAGTCATCCACCCGACCGGCTTCGCTGTCGCTGGCACGCAGATCAGCAGCAACGCCACCCCGAGCTATTCGGCTCTGGCCACGGCGTCGAACTGGGACCGCGTGTTCGACCGCAAGAACATCCCGCTGGCGTTCATCCAGACCAACGGGTAGGCGCCCGTCGCCTCGCTCACCTGAACCTGACGGCCGCCTCGCGCGGCCTTTTTCATGGAAGGAGACGGCCGATGGCCGACACCGACAAGAACGTCCCGATCAGCGCCCCGCTGGACGGTCAGATCGCGCTCACTGCGCACAACAACGGCGACGGCACCTGGGCGGTGAAGCGCGGTCCCGATGGTCCGATCCTCAAGGACGGCCTCGCGCGCGAAGAAGCCCTGGCCATCGTCGGCGCCCCGACTGGCCCGCATGAGCCGGACACCGCCGAGGAAGAGACCGCCGCGCAGAAGCGTTCGGCTTTGGAGAAGAAGGAGGCCAGGCGCGAGGCCACCGACATCTTCCAGTCCGACGCCGAAGCCGGGGAGCCGTCGAAGGTTGCGAACAGCGACCTGCAGAAGGCCAACGACGAGAACGCGGACCTGCGCCGTTCCATCGCCTCCAAGGACGAAGAGATCCGCCAGCTGCGCGAGCAGGTGTCGAAGTTCGATCCTGACGGCGACGGCAAGGTCGGCGGCAGCGCTCCCAAGGCCGTTTCCAAGACGGCCGGCGAAGGCCCCTCGAAGCCTAAGAACGGCGACGCCTGATGCTGATCGTCGAGAATGGCATGGTGGGCTGGCCCTCGGGCCCGCTTGCTACGGTCGATCAGGCCGACGCTTACGCTCAGGCGCGGGGCTGGTCCGATTGGGCCGCCCTGACCCCTGTGCAGAAGAGCGGCGCCATTCTCGACGCATCGGCTTACGTGCGGGCCTCCTACCGGCCGCCGGCAGACGTGAGCGCCACGGTCGAGGAGCAAATCAGCGAAGCCGTCATCGAGGCCGCCCGGCTGTCCCTGACCTCACCCCTGATCGGCGGCGACAAGGCGGCCCAGGCGTCGCGCAAGTCGGTGAAGGCCGGCTCTGTCGCTGTGGAATACGAAACGTCATCTGCGGAAAGCCGCAGCGCGGCCCGGCTGGCTCTGGTGGCGGGTCTGCTTCGCTATGCAGGCGTCTATCCGGTCGGCTCCGGCGTCAACGTCCGACTGGCCAAGTCATGAGCATCCTCGACGACCTGCCCGACGCCATTGCCGAGGCGCTGGACGATGTGTTCCGCGACGGCGTGCTGAAGGTGCCGCCGAGCGGTCCGCCAGTCAGCGACGGACAAGGCGGCTGGATCTATGGCGATCCGACCTCATACCCCTGCAAGGCGCTGGTCGATGACTACAGCGACATGCGGCGAGCAACGGCGGGCATCCCCGCCCATGACCGAAAGATCATCATCCTGGCGGCCAGTCTGAGCGTGGCTCCGGCTGTCGGGCACACCATCAATGCAGAGGGTCGGGACTGGCAGATCGTGGCCCTGTCTCGCGATCCGGCTAAGGCGACCTGGGAGGTTCAGGGGCGCTGATGGCCACCGTCACGATCAACCTCGCCGCACTGGAGCGCATTGCCGAAGAGAAGGCCGTTGCGGGCATTCAGCGCGCCGCTCTGGCCGGCGAGGCGATCACCAAGGCCAACCTGTCTCGCCCCGGCACAGGCCGCATCTACGGCAAGCATCAAGCCTCGGCACCGGGAGAGCCGCCCGCCGTCGATACCGGCCGCCTTCGCAACGCCACCCAAGCCGACACGCAGGTGCGCCGAGACGGCGACGACATCGTGGGCCGCGTGGTGGCGAATGCCGAGTATGCCCACGCGCTGGAGAAGGGCACCGAGCGCATGGCGCCGCGCCCCTTCCTCGGGCTACTGACGACCGACCATACCGACGACCTGCGGCAGGCGTTCATCGAGGGAGCGAAGGATTGAGCCGCATCACCTACGCCAAGGCTGGTGGTCCGCCCACATACTGGCGTGGCCTCAAGGTGTTTGACCTCGAAAGCGGACGTGAGGTCACCAAGGTTGTCGAGGTGAACGCTGCTGAAGGCTGGCTTCTTCGTTTTCGCGAAGACGAGCGCGGTCAGATGTTTGAAGACCCCAACAGCCCCGGCCACGCGGCACAGGAGCGCTTGAGCGGGCACTTCAAGATCGTCCGCTCATGAATAGCACCGCCACGATCTTCGCCCGCCTCGCCGCCGTCGCCCCGTCTCTGGCCACCTGGAACGGTCAGCCGGCCATCTTCAACGAGACGGCGCCCGACGACTTCCTAGGCCAGGAGCCGAAGCCTTCGCTCCCGTTCATCATCATCGCCGCAGCAACCCGTGACGAGCCTCTTGAGACGTTCACGGAAGTTGGCAGGGCTGTGGTTCAGGACATTCGCGGCTATCAGGCCGATACTGGAAGCAGCGCCGAGCTGGATGGCCTGATGCGCGCCGTCAGGGATCTATTTCATAACCAGCCGCAAGCACTCCCCGTCACCGGGGGCAAGTGCGAACTGAGCAGGGTCAGCGGTCCCGTTCAGAGCCCAACCTCCGACCCGTCGTTGATCGGCCGCCGGATTACGCTTCGGCTCGATCTCGTCCGGACTTGACGACAGGTCGAGACGGACTCATAATTCGACCAATGGCTGCTCTGCGAAAGCATCAGGCCTGATCCTTCCGGATCGAAACACGGCAGGCAAGGCCCGGCTTGGCCTCGCATGGCATGGCGCGGCGTGTCCCGTCTTGGCAGGTTAGACCAACCAGTTAACGGCGATCCTTCGGGGTCGCCGTTTTCGTTTCCCTCTTTTCATTCCGGCCCAGCCGGACATCCCCAACGCGCCCAGGGCAGGCTGTGCGCGGCCTTTTCCATGCCTGCAACATAGGAGAGCGCCATGGCTGTTTTGGCCCAAGGTTTCATGAAGCTGCTGCGGGGGACGGGCGAAACCCCGACCTATGCAGTCGTCAAGGGCGTGTTTGGCGTCGACGGGGGCGGGTTCACGCCCAACAAGATCGACGCCACTGACTTCGACACCCCGGCCGGCACGCGCGAGTACATCTCAGGACCCCGCGAGCCGTCGCCGTACACCTTCTCGATGCACTACGAGCAGGGCGACGTCCAACAGGAAGCGATGTTCGCCGCGATGGCGTCCAACACGCCGGAGCCCTATCGCATCACGTTCGGTTCGGGCGCCCAGGCCAAGCAGATCAGCTTCAAAGCCGTGCCGAACCTGACCCTGTCCGCCCCGGTGGACGGCAAGGTGACGTATTCCGGCACCCTGGAGCCGATGGCCGCCCCGGTCCGTGATAATCAGGGCGCCTGATGCAGCCGACCGATGAACGCCTCGGGATCGTCCGCCTGCCCTTGCCGGATGGGCGGGCGGTTCCGCTGCAACTGACCTACGCGGCCTTGGACGCCAAGGGCCACGACTGGCTGCTGGAACAGTTCAAGGCCATGCAGAAAGGCAAGCCGGGCGCATCGCTGGCCATGGCCGAGGCCCTGGAGGTCATGAGCGCCGGCCAGTTGCAGGCGGCTGACGTGATGGCCGCTCCGATGGCCCAATACCCTATGGCCGAATGCCTGAAGGCCTGCTGGAGGGCATGGGAGCTAGCGCAGTACGGTCCCAGCGGGAGGCCTGCCTCGGACGGCTCCGAAAACCCTCGGCCGAGCCCCCGCAAGACGTGGTGGGGGCGCATCTTCGGGCAGCGTTAAGGTCGGGGCTGAAAGAGGCCGAGTTCTGGGGCCTGACCCCCTTCCGGCTTTCCCAGCGCCTGGACGCTGCAATGGAGGCGTTCCTATTCACCGGCTGGTGGGGAGAGCGGTTCGCTCGCGAAGAACGGCTGCAGTCGCCGCAACACTATGTCGACACCATGCTCAAGCCCGCCGATCCCGCGCTAGCCGAAGCAGAAGCGCTCGCCAAGTTCCAACGCATGGCTGAGGACTGGGGGTTGCAGGTCGAGGGCGGCGAGGAATAACCTCCACGTTCAGCGGAGGGCTTGATCTTCCCCCGTAAAAGTGGACGGGGTTAAGCCGCTTTGCGCTCGGCCTCAGCGGGGCTGATATAGCCCAGTGCTGAGTGCAGGCGATGGGGATTGTAGAAGCCCTCGATGTATCC